AGGGAAAAGCTTCATCCACCGGGTTCTCGTCGAACACTTTGTAGTCAGTGTGCGCCTGTAGGTGTAGGATCTGAGCGCCGTGAAGAGCCAGTGTGGGCAATCTCATAGCTTCCTCAGTATTTCCTTCAACCTGGAGTAGTACCCCTTCTCAACGGACACGAAGGCCGGAAGCAGGAACGGCTGCGCGGGTGTTCCTCTCTCGCTTATCGCTTTGCAAATCGGCCAAGCAGAATCCATCCCATGCCTCTTCGCCCAACCCTCCAGAGCGTCCATCGGAGGGAAATGCGGTTTGGTTCCGAACTCAACGTGGGGACCGTGCGGCGCCGTAGGTCCGACCTCAACCGTCTTGCCGCCTCTCGATTGTTCCACAAGAATGGTGTTGGCCAGGTTGCCCGTGTCCCACGCCTTCATTCCCTTCAGGTTATCCAGTGCGGCTTTCTTAACATCCAGGCCAGACGCAAGGGTCTCCCGCTTCACCTTCGCTTTCGTTTCATCGGACATTTTGCGGAGAGCCTTTTGCAATTCCTTGTCGCCGCTGGCGGTCATCGATAGTTTCATTCCGGAACCTCTTGTGCCAGGATCTCCTGGAATTGATGGCGCTCCTTAATATCGAGGATGGAGGCTATCTGCATATAGCGGCCCCCGAAGTTTATCCTCATCTCAGCGTCCACTGTCTCATTGTACCTGATCCGGATTCTATGAGAAATCTCAGATGATATCTGCTGGCCGTAGAAATACTCCCGGCCGCTCAGGGGTTCAACGGACGCCCAAACAGTGGTCACGCTCCGCCATGTGACGGTGGATCCCAAATAACCATCGGGCGTTTTGACCTCTTCCTCGAAAGATATCCGGTGCCTCACGACTCCAATTTTCATTTAAATCCTCATCACCTTGTACGGGGCGAACAGAATCCGGGCTTCTTCGAGAGCATGAACCCTGGCCTTCACGGCGCCCTCACCGCCGCGATTTTCATACATGTGGGCAATCATAACAAACATCCCTTCTTTTAAGGCCGTGGGGAGGTCTGCGGCCTCATCGCCATAACCCAGGATGTATTCAAGGATAATACTATCAAAGCCGCGATGTGCCGGCCAGGATGTCGAACGGATCCTGCCATAAGAATTCTCTGCGGCATCGACATTGTACTTGCCCTTGTCTACCAGTTCATATTTCTCAGCCCGGTCACCCTGTGTGGCGGTGTGAGCGAGAACCAAATTTGTCGTCAGGGTAATAGAGGCGTCAGCCTGAACCGTGAGGACCACCAGTTCTTCTTCCCTGCTTCCGCCTCTGCCGATAATGACGCGATCGCCAACCGCAAAGTCGGCCGTCGCAGCTAGAGAGAGAATGGGCTGTCCTGAGTTGGAGTCGTCATCGACATAGCTTCCGTAGCCCTCGATTGCCTTGATTGACGTGACGCTCTGGAGCGGGGGATCCGGGATCTCGATAACCTCCTTGAATTTATCCCGCACCATCAGCCACGTCTGGGTTATGAATTTCCGGTGCGTTTCCTTTTCCGCAAGCTGTCGGGCGGTAATGATGAGCGCCGTGATGAGTGCATTGTCCGCTCCTCCATCGACTTTCAAATGTAGCTTTGCTTCTTCGAGGGAGATGGGCTCAGACGCTGGAGCTGTCTTCAGTTTTAATCTCATGGCCTACTCTACTTTTTCGGCAACCCCACATGCAACCCAACTCCGAGCCGTGTCCTTGGGAAGATCGCGGGGCCAGCGGTAAATGTGGCCCTTCTTGTAAACCGCGTCTTGGTTCGCTAGGTTCGTCAGCATCTTGATCCGCCTGGGCGGTTTGCCAGTGAGCTTCTCTGTGGGAATAACGACTTGAGGAGCTTTGATTCCTGTCTTGGTCTTGGTCGTTCCTCCCGTTTTTGCTTTTGTTTTCACCATTAGAATTCTCCTTGCATTAGGAATGTGGGAAGGGGGACAGCACGTCCCCCTATCCCAACTAAAGCTTTCACCCTGTTAACGGATGATTTGCCTCACACTTAGGGAGTGAGTTGAAGCATGTAAAGCTGATCACCGTATCCTCCGCCGCCTGGAGTCGTGTTGGTAATCAGGAATCCGGCTCGTTGCCCGAGTCCGTTTGTCTTTACCGAAGCATCCGCTCCAGTAATCAGCCCTCCATCAATATTGTAGAAGAGCTCCCGGTTGCCAGAGTCTCTTCCAGGAACGGTGGCGACAACAGTTCCGAAACACGGCCCCCAGGTCTGTCCCCAGAAATAATAGCCGCTTTGTACGGGGCGAAGTGCGATAGCAACCTGAGCCATAAATCCTGAACTCGTACCGAGAATATTGGAATAGACATTGGGCCAGGCAGTAATCCAAGTCGTTGCCGGGATAGCAACTATAAGAGGTTCCACAAGGGTGAGCGTGATCGAGGTTCCGTCGCCAACGGTACTGCCCTTGATGTGAAGCATTTCAAACACGCTGGATACCAGATTCATGACCCAGATATAGCCTCCAGCATAATAATCCACCGGTCTGGACCCGGCAGCGGTTGTATCCAAAATGGTGATTTCATCCGTTCCGGCAGCAGATATCACAGCGTGAGTATTAACTTCTGTGGGAAGGTTCCCGCAGTGACCGGCCATCATAGCGACGATAGCCGTACCAGCTTTGCAATATCGGAAAACGCGATCTCCTTCGACAAGTCGAGTGCCAATATCATAGTTCTGAGTTGCGCTTTCTTCCTGAATCTGCTGAAGAGGTCGGCCAGGAAGTATTCCACCGCCAGAAAGAATCTGGTCGATTTGGATGCCCATGTGTTTCCGTTTAGGGTTATAGAATTTCATTATTCGTCTCCTTGCTCACGCAATCTTACGCGAGTTCCTGAAGTACTCGAAGAGCGTCAGCGCGGATGACTCCGCCCGTAGTTCTTGAGCTTGCCAGAAGGCCAATCAAACCGGCAGTAGCATAGACCTCTAAGAGCCTCTGGAGCGTCATGCCCGCTCTATCAACGATCCGATATCCGGCGTTGAAATCACCGAAGATGGCGATGTCACACTCAGCTCCAGACGCGATGGCCGGGATATCTTCCTGTGCGAAGGTGGGATATCCAGCAAAGGTGGGAGGCTGGCCGGCGGCAACCTGAGGCTGCCACATATAAAGATCATCGGCGCCACTGGTCAGCTTACGCATGGCCAGCTCAGTGGTCGAGGGAACGAGAAGTTTCCCGTTTCTCCGGTACTGTGCGGGGACAGCGTAAATCAGATTGAGGATGTCATCGGCAGCGATAGCATCAGCGGCAGCGGTCTTAACTCGGGTTACGACGGCGCCATTGAGAATCCCCTCAGGCTGTTGGTTGGCATGAGCGGTTCCGGAAACGAAAGCCGTCTCTTCGGCCTCGGCCCGGGCGCGTGCGAAACTGTTGGCCAGGATCGCCTCTAGGGAGACATCCGAGTCAGCGAGCTCGTCCTTACCAATTTTGGCCAGACCTTCCAGGTCCTCGACATACTGCCAGTCCTCACCAGGGACCACATCTGTTTCGGAGGGAGCTCCGCCCAATTCCAGTTTACCCCAACCCATTGAAACCTCAGTCAGCGACCGGCGCCTGAGTCTGCTTCGCATGGTTGTGCGGACTGTGGCCAACTGCCGGATGATATTGATCTTAGGAAGAGTGAGATAAATCTCAGACTCAACTTCCTCCGGTAAAAGCACCAGGCCAACGGCGTCTGACACCAGAGCTCTGCGCTCCATGTCGTACTGCTCTGCGGCTGCATCCATCGTGAGCCGTCCTGTCCGGACGAAATTGAAAAAGCTGGCCTTATACTCCACCTGGCCGGCCTTGATCTCTTTCTCTCCGGGAACACCGAGGGGAACCCGTGCCATCTTGGTTTCGATAGCGTCGACCCGATCCTGAAACTTCTTCTCGGCGGCCTGGGATTTCACCTCGTACTGTGTGAAATCAGCCTCCGTCATCTTGTCCTTGAGCAATTTCTGATGCTCTGCCCGCTGATCGACGATGAGCTTATTGATCGCTTCGATGTCGGACTTCGCCTCCAATGCAAGAGCGGTCTTTGCTTTTTCGATAAACTCATCGAGCAATTGTTTTCTTTCATCTGCTGTTAATACCATTTTAAACCTCCAAATGATTTCCGAGGGTTTTGATTGTTTGTCCGAACAAGTGCTCTTGCGGCTTGCTCTTCGTTTCCAGTTCCCCGATAACTGATCTGAATATGCTCTTCACCTCATCTTCCCGAGTGTCGCCAGACGGCTCGGCAGATTTGAGAAGCGCTGTCAATGCTTTGATTGCATTGTTTACTGACTTCATATGTGCGGCAGACGCAAGGACGTCGCCCTTAAATTCTTCGACAGCTTGAATGTGTTTCTCCAGCCGTTCTATGGCCCCATCGAGCGAGGGAATGTTAAGACTCTTGACGGCCGTAATCAAGGCTTTAGGGTGGGCCTGGAATGTACAGGGAGAGATCTCATATAGCTTTACCTCTTTCAGTATTCGGGTCGCTCCGTCCCAGGCATCCTTGATGGTACGGAAACCAAAGGACAGGCCCTTGATGACTTTCTGTTTCATCAGTGAATGCTTCTCTCTTGCATCCTGAACGTCAAGGTTGAGGGCCCCCCGCGTAAACAGCCCCTGCTTATCTATCGATACTTCGGCCAGCCCCAGAGGTCGAGTGACATCATGATACCACAAGATTGGGCGGGTGTTCCCTTCCTTCATCGTCTTGCTGAACGCCTTAGCATCGATTACCTCGTCATAATCGGCGGTCTTGGCGAACACCGCCGCGTGTCCTTCGAAGGTGCCTTCCTCAGTCAAAGCCCTAATCTCAAACGGGCATGTTCTTTCTTCTAATTTCATGTTCATCTCCTAGTATTGGTATTCATAGGCGCCTATATCCGGATGGTTTCTAACACCCCGAATAATGGGTTTTATTATTTCGACAATAATTGACTTGAATACACGCCCGACAAAATTCCCCACATAATCTTCAGTAAGCCCAACGTCCTCCCCGGCATCGATACAGGGGGATGTTGCTTGAAGCGTGAAGTCGGCTGCGGCCGGGTCAGTCATGAGCGGGTCGGTTGACCACAGCGAGTCGGTGTCCGTGTACGTCCCTGCCCCGGTTTTCGCCGCGTCCTTGAAACAGTTGTTTTGTCCGGTTACGGTCTGAGCCGCGTCAATATCAATATCCACGGATGGCAAAAGATTGTTATTCCCGATTGAGTTTTGGATCGTGCAAGTCGCGACCACTTCTGTCTCGGTGTTATAAATGGTCGTATTCTGCATAACAGGAGCCGTCCCGCTTAGAACCAAAAGCGTCTTGGCTATTACGCAATACCTTAACAGAACCGCCGATCCCGTGATGATCATTTCGTCACCTCTTTTATGTCGGTGTTAATTATGATGTCCTCTTCCTTAAATTCGCGATCGTCGATCAGACCAAGCCGCTTGATTTCCTCTAAACATTTATCCGGCGTGTCGGCTTCAAGTATCTTGTGGATCGTCGCCGTGAATCCTTTCGTGTGCATAAGCGCAAGAACCCGTTTCCCGTCATGGATTAGCCGCCACGACATTTTCGGGCCGACTTCGTTCGCGGAAAAAGTCAGAGTCTTTTTTACGTCGTCATATACGGCGTCGGAGATTTCGATCTTGGAAACCTCTAACTTATCAGCTTCCGCCTTGTCTTTGACCGAGATCGTAAACTGCTTTTTAACCGCCGTTTCTTGAAGCTCGGTCTGTCCATACAAGCCAAAAGATAACGCGAAAATTGCAATCAATATTTTTATCATTTTATTACCCCGTTGTTACATCCATTCCCTTTGCGATTAGATTGTTTTTTGCCACAATCCCCGCCCCGGTCGGCGTCGCGCCTGATCCGATATTGAATGACCC